CTGGGCTGACCGGTCAGGCTGATCGACACATAGTCGAACGCGAACAGCGCGCTCTGGCCGTAGCCAATCGTGTAGAAGCTGGTGCCGTCCGTCAGGATCCGCGCGCTGTCACCCGGGTTGAACACCAGAGACGCTTGGCCGTTGATGAGCTCGCCGCCCGCAGGAGCGATGGTCAGACCGCCTGAGCCTGAGTTGCGCGCGTCGAAGAACCAGTCGTTTCCGACCGCAGCCGCTGACGGCATCGTGAACGTACCAGCGCCGCCGTTCCATACGAGGACACGAGCGCGGTCTGAAGACGTGAGCGTGTAGTCCGCCGAGAGCAGAGTCGTCGGGGCCGCCTGATTCAGCGTCGTCGTGATGGCTTTGAGGCCAGCCCCAGCCAGCGCGCTCGCGGACGGGGATGACGTGCCGGCGCCGTATTCAATCGCGCGCCATGTGCCGTTTACGGTCGAGTTACCCGTGAGGTAAATCTGCCATGCTTCCCCAGAGGCAATCGTCTGGATCGTGTTGCCGCTGTTGTCAGCGACCGTGAACGCGAACGCGCCGACGTTGAAGAACAGCGCAGTCTCACCGACCGAAGCCTGAGTGGCGTCGGGCATGCGGATCGTGAAGCTGCCCGCAGACGGCGTGACGTCCATAATGGAGGCAACGACGTTGGTGTTGGTGGCGACTTCAGTCGGCCACGTCAGCGTTACGTTAGCAGTCAGCGCGATGGCGCGATAGCTGACGTTCGCAGAGTAAATGTTTGTACCGCCAAAAGTGTTTGTGAAACTGGGCACCTTTAATCCTCCCTGCGGATGATGCCACGATCAGCAATCTGGCGGATATCTTCGCCGTTCAGCGCGGCGACGGATCTGTCGTAGAATCCTTGCCAGATCGGGATGATCTCTTCGTTCTTGAGGAACGGGGCGGCCTCCATAAGCGAGGCGTAGAGCAAGGCGTTTGGCGCGTATTCCGTGAACCAGTTCGTTTGAACGTCGTCACCGAGAAGCGGCGGCAGTTCATAATAGATCAGTTCGTAAGGGAACGGGGCGTTCGGTGTAGGCGCGAAGAACCAGTGCGAATAATCATAATCAGCATAAAACCTCGGCGTCCCGGTCAGCGTCTGGTTCGGCCAGTACTGGCGCATATACTCATACGCGCGCGGGAAGACTTCCTGCGTGGTGTTGTAGCCGGTGCCGGTGCCAACCCGGATGCTGACGGTTTCGCGCCAGCGGTCGGGCTTGGGGTAGGTAGGCTCTCCCACAGTCATGGTCGATGAGACGACGGTGACGGTACCTTGGATCTTCAGTTCCCGGGCGAGGCGGCGCTCAGCGAGGCCGATCAGGCTGGGAAGCTGGAGGTAGACCGAAGGATCCGTCGCAAGCGTTGCCCCGCGCTCCAGATAATTCCGGAGGTCGTTCAGCAAGCTGGTATAGGTCATCGCCGTGGCCATAGCGAAACCCTACATCAATTCAGCGACTGCTGCAATTAAGGCTGCAACGGCTGCGAACGCAATCACACCCTTGTTTTTCACATTCGTCAGCTTCTCCATCAGCGAGCGCTGAGGCGGGTGGGGGTCGCCGATCACACCCTTGGTGACCTTGTTGACGACAATCTTCTCGGCCTCTTTCTTGGCAGCGTTGAGCGCCAGTTTCTTCAGGTCCATGATAATCTCCTCACTTAGACTTGCTCTCGATGACCCCGACACGAACCTTCAGGTCGTTGATCTCGGTTGTCAGGTGCTCACGTAAATCCGCTCTGGCCCTTGCCGAAAGCGGGCTGTCCGTGGGTACGCCGTCTGGCGTGATGAGGACAGGCATCGACGCTTCGATCTTGGTCAGCCGGGTTTCAAACGTATTCACCTGCCCGAGCAGCCACGCAATGCAGGCAATCAGGATGGGCACAGCGCCCTTCAGGATGTCGCCCCAGTTGACGTTCACGGCAGCCACCCGGCGAATTTCTTCGTCTTAGCCTTGCGGTCATCGAGACCGTGCGTGCCGCCGTTGATGCGCTTGGTCAGCGCAAGGATGGCGGTGTCGTTGACGCCCTGATCGCAGATTTTCCAGAGCTTATTCTTGTCGAAGAACCACAGTGCCGACTCAAAGCAAAGCTCAGTCGCCACCAGATTGGGGTTCTCCACCACATCCGGGCGGTCGATGTAGTCCGCAAACGCGCGGTAGTTCGACTTGCCCGTCAACTGGAGCGCCCCGCGACCGCGATACTTCCAGCCGTCGCCGGATGCCTCGACGCTGTTGCCCATGCGGCTGGCATAGACGCGGTTAGCAATCCTCTGCGGCTGGCGCTCATACTCCTTGGCCATAGCCTCGGTCGGGAAATATTTGCCAAAGATACCGCGCAACCCCTTAGCGCCATAGTTCAAGTTCTCACTGAACGCCGTGAAGTTGCCGCTCTCGTGCGCCGTCTGGGCAAAGAAGTGGGCGGCGCGGTTCTTGTTCAGCTTGTAGTAGGCGGCGGCGGCCTTAAACGTGCCCGGACCGAATACGCCATCAGCCGTGACGCCGATCTTCTGCTGGAGAGTTACAAGGCTCATTTCTTGTTCCACAGATCAAAGAGCGCCTTGACCTTCTCCTCAACCACAGCGAGGCGAACGTCCATCTTGGCGAGGATAATCACCAGCGAAATGAACGCCAGAACAATCGGCCAAAGCTGGCCGATCAGTTCAACGGTGGAGAGATTGCCAGTCATTACTGCCCCGCGCGGCGCCAATCAGGGAAGTCGTCCTCGTCGACCACGCCGTCGCCATTGGCGTCATAGCGCAGGTCGTTGCGATACTTCTCCCACGGGGCCATGTCGTCGTCGTCTTCGTCGGCCTCAGGCTCCGGCGCAGCAGCCATAGGCTCAGGCTCAGGCGCCGGCAGGGGCTCAGGTTCGACCGGAGTCGGCTCCGCTGGCTTTGCGTCACGCGCATTGGCGTTAAGGCTCAGGCCACCCAGCAGGCCGACGAACGCACCGACGATGGTGTTGAACGCGGGTCCGATGATCTCGAACACCTTTTCGCTGCTCACGATCTCATCCGACACGAACATGCCAGCGACCATAGCGATAACGACGACGAGGATGACCGCCGAAAGCGTCATGACCGCCGTGCGGATCGTAAACTCAATCGTGTCCTCAATGCCTTCGCGGCTGCTTTCAAAGCGATCCCAGAAGCTCACAGGGCTGCCCTTCAGTTAGGTTGTCGGTCAGCCACCTGCTGCAGACGATCTTCAATCCGCCTCAGGTGAATGATCATTTCATCAAACCGGCGATCGATCAACTGAAAGCGCTCATCGCCAAACTGCAGACGCGTCTCCAGCTTCGTCAGCCGGTTGCTCAGCGTCGTCCATACACCGATCAAACCACCAACAAATGTCAGTACGGTTACGATTGTGTTGATGTCGACCATCATTATCGCAGGTTCCGCAGCTTGTAGATGGCCGAGAGATACACCGCCGTGAGGGTGTCGATCAGATTCCCAACGGCGCGATTGCCCTTGGAGATCTTTTCGTGATTCGCCTCGATCCACTTAGCGTCGGCCTCTAGGCACTTCAGGCTATCGCTCATCGTCTGCTCAGGAGCCGGGATGGCGCCGATCAGCGAGAAGGCACCCTGATACGCCTCGACGAGCGGGTCGATGGTGTCGATCACGCCGTCATAAAATTCGCCCAGAGCTATGTGCTTGGCATAGCTGCCCTCATCCTTGGCACGCCAGTGCTCAAAGTGTGCCAGATTGCGCGCATAAAACACGCGAGAGATAAGCTCCTCGATCATCAGGCAATCCGCATGGCGGGGCAGATGATGGATGGGATTGCAGGCGCGATGGCGCCGGCTGCGGTAAAATCAATCGTTACGTCAACATCTTCCGGGAGCCACATAATTTCAATGTATTGACCAGCCGTGACAGTGTCAAAAAAGCTCAGGCTGAAGAAGGTGGCGCCGCCGTCAGCGGCTTTTGGAACGTTCACAATTGTGGCCGAGTTCGCAATATTGGTACCATTTTTGCGGAACCAGACGGTTGCGTCGTGATCGGCAGCGTCGGTGTTTTTAAACTGAATCGACGGCGAAAGCATGTACGTGCCAGCGACAGCAAACGTAATCTGCGTGCTGGCAACGACGCTGATGCCCGTACCGGTCAGGTCAGTATTAAACGTCACGGCGGTTGCCGCTGCTACGTTGCCCGTCTGATCCGTTAGGCTCGAAGGCTGGGCAAAGGCGCGGCCTGCCAGATCGGCGAATGGCACTGTCGCAGCCGCCGTCATCGCCGACGTGCCGTTGCCCTTGACGTACCCTGTGAGCGTTGCCGCGCCGGTGCCGCCAGTTGCGACCGTGCGGACGTTCGTTGCCGTCGCCGCGATGTCAGAGGCGGCCACCTTGCGGCTGAAGCTGCTCTGAACAATCTCCAGCAGTTCGGTGCCCGCGAGCGGGGTGGTGGCTGCTGTAAGGTCAGGGATCTTTACGTTAGCCATTATGCCAATCCGTATAGCTGATTCAGGTAAAGCGAGAAAGCGTTAGCAGCGACTTCCTGAGCATCCGTCTGTGCGTCCTGAGAGTCTGGACGCGGATTCCTCACTGGCACGGGATCAGGACGCAGGAGCAGGCGGCTGTAGTAGGGCTGAGGAACGTCGTCGCAGGAGGCGCAGACGTAGAGTTTAAGCCCGACCGGGGTCGAGCCGCCACGATAGTCCTTCTTCTCCCGGAGATGGGTGTGCTGCACGAGGAAGCCGCAGCCATCGCATATCGCAATAGCTCTCGGATTCTTCGCGTCGAACTCGGGCCCAGTCCGATGCTTCTTTCCCCGTCCATATGCGTACTGCATCAGTAGCCTCCGGTGGGATCAATGGTGATGCGAAGCGGAACGCGCTCACGATCTTCGGCAGCGGCACGAGCGTAGGCGCCGTCAGCAAGTTCCTGCAGGAACGATAGGCGATCAGGCGCAAACTTAACGGACAGCTTCGCAGCGAGGCCGGCAGCGATTGCCTCCATCCAGCGGTTCGGAGCGTCCATGCTATCCGTGAACGCGCCAGCGTCCTCCTGCACCTTCATGCGGTGATAGAAGAGCGTGACACCCGCAGATTCCGGCGCCTGCCAGATATAGATGCGTGGCGTGATCGTGCGCTCAAAATAATACTGGAACGGGCGCTGACCCAGCTGCGCCTTATTCGGGATGGCATCGTATTCAGCGCGGCTGATCGGCGACATCATAAGGTCAGTGGCCTGAGCGCCTGACATCGTGCGCGTATAGACCTGAAGCAGCGAGACCGTGCGTGGCTGCAGATCGTAGTAGAGCGTGCCCGGAGTGAGCACAATCGACTGCAGATCCACGGCCCACAGGTTCGGGCCGTTGTTCGCCCAGTCGGAGAACATGTAGTTAATTGAGCGACGGGCGCTGTCGATGTCGTTGGAAGCCAGCGACGAAGGGTTCCGCCCCACGCGCTCGTAGGCTTCCGTGATGATATCGATCTGTTCGGTCGTGCCGAAATTATATGTTCCGCTCGTGGTCATCGAAACCTCGCCGCCTTTTTAGCGATGGCCTTCGGCTGAGCGACAAACTGCTTACCGGCCTTTTTGCCTTCGCGCTTGGCCTTAGTCGTAGCAGCATATTCGCCCGACGTCAGCGCCTTAATCGCCGCCGCAGGGAGATAACGCTCGCCAGTCTTGCTCGACGGCTTGCCCGACTTCGTGGTCCATTTCTGATCGGTCCAGTCTTTGAGAGACTGCTGGGGCTTTCTAATCGGCATAACCGCCGCCTTTGGCTTTATATTCCTTGGCCAAAAGCTGCGCCTTGCGCGCGGACCATTGCCCCGCCTTGGTGCCGTGGGTCTCTCGGCCCTTGATGCTGTTAAACAAACGCTCGCGGAGGCCGGGCTTGGTGTAGTTCCCGGCCTCGTTCACACGCGATTGTTTGCGGCCACGCATTACTCGACCTTGGCTTCCGGCTCGGCTTCGACGACCGGAGCCGCCTTGGCAGCCTTGGCAGCCTTGACCGGAGCCGGAGCGGGGGCAGGCGCCTTGA